TCCTTCGTCAACTTCATCATCATGCTCGCCTTCACGCATTTCTTTTTCATCATCGCGCTTAGATGGGCGCATACCTTCTTCGACTTCATCAGTTGCTTCTTCAAGGTTTTCAGCAACGAACTTATCGCTGAGACCATCGATGGTTGCCAACTTCATAAAGCGACGGATGGTGCTTTCATTTAACATATCGTTCTTTTTCATTTCTAGTATCTCCTTGTCTTTTGAAAAAATGAAACAAAATCATTAGTAAATAGTAATACGAATCCTAAAAAGCATTATAAAATTATGCTCTTAATATGTAGATTCATTTTTTTCTAAAAACTTTTTTAAGCCTTTTCCTGTAATACCTAGTTTGTTCAATGCTTTTTCTTCTATTTGTTTAACTCTAACAAATGAAATACCCAGCCTATCGGCAACTTCTCTTAAGGTCATTTTGCTTTCTGGATGATTATTGACAGCAACTATTGTACAGTTTAAATCCTCTTCGTAATCTATCCATAATCTGCAATCTGCTTGGTCACAACTCTGACCCTCTGTTTGGCATTGTTTATAACATTTCATAAGTCTGGAAACTCCTTTTCAATAATATCAAATATGCTCTCAAGTTCCTCGTCTCGTAGAGCAAACCTCTTCTTCACTTCCGCAGACTTCTTGCGAACTGACTTGCCTTTCAAAAGTCTTTCCTTATTATACTTCTTCTTTCTTTCTTTTAGTTTTTCCACGTAAGCTACCAAATGCTCATCTGCACTGATGTAACCTGAGACTATATCTCTAAAGAACTCACCTTGATAGAAACCATCGTAGTGTAAACGAATGCGGAGGTCGGCATGACGCTTGTCCGTCTCTTTAAACTGGATTACCTTGTTAAGGTTTCCATAGTCTATCTCTTCGCTATCGCTCATTAATTCCTTGACAAAATGTGAGTAAAGCTCTCAGCTTGGCCGGCCACTGTCTGCTGAATAAATGTTGCTTTTGTTTGCAACTCTTGTATTGAGGTAGCGCCGGAGTAAGACATACCGCTTTGAATGCCGCCTCTAAGATCCGCCAAGATACTAT